AAGTATCTAGTACAAAATCGTGTAACAGGAGAAATATTCGAAACTCCACAGATGTGCTATATCTTAATTGCTGCAACATTATTCCAAAGCTATCCAAAAGAAACAAGATTACAATGGGTCAAAGATTACTATGATGCTATTAGCCTTCACGACATTAGCTTACCCACACCGGTCATGGCCGGTGTTCGAACCCCGCAAAGACAGTTTAGCAGTTGCGTTCTCATAGAATCGGACGATAGCCTTGATAGTATCAATGCTACTACCAGTGCCATTGTTAAATATGTAAGTCAAAAAGCAGGCATTGGTATCGGTGGCGGCAAGATACGTGCTGTAGGATCACCGGTGCGCCGTGGCGATGCATTCCATACTGGCATCATTCCTTTCTATAAGATGTTTCAGGCAGCCGTTAAGAGCTGTTCGCAAGGTGGGGTTCGCGGTGGAGCAGCAACAATTTATTATCCGCTGTGGCATTACGAAGTAGAAGATCTACTTGTGTTAAAAAACAACAAAGGAACAGAAGAGACTCGTGTACGTCATATGGATTATGGTGTACAGTTTAATAAACTAATGTACGAACGTCTAATTACTGGCGGAAACATCACACTGTTTTCGCCAAGCGATGTTCCTGGACTGTACGATGCTTTCTTTGCTGATCAAGTTAAGTTTAAAGAACTCTATGAAGCAGCAGAACGCAATACAAAAATACGCAAAAAGACTGTAAGAGCAGCAGATATCTTTGGATCTTTTATGGAGGAGCGTAAAGCAACTGGACGTATCTATTTGCAAAACGTAGACAATGCAAACGATCACGGCTCGTTCTTGCCCGAACTTGCACCAATTCGTCAAAGCAACCTCTGTGCAGAAATTGATTTACCAACTAAGCCACTGAGTGATTTAAACGATGCGGAGGGAGAAATTAGCCTTTGCACCCTTTCCGCCATTAACTGGGGTAATATTAAGACACCGTCAGACTTTAAGCGTGTTTGCACACTAGCAGTTCGCGGTCTTGATGCATTGCTTTCTTACCAAGACTATCCTGTTCTTGCAGCAAGATTGTCAACTGAGAAGCGTCGTCCGCTGGGTGTTGGCATTATCAATTTTGCATACTGGATGGCTAAGAACAATCTTAGCTATCAGCATATTGATGCCGAAGGTCTTGCAATAATTGACGAATGGGCAGAAGCATGGAGTTACTACTTGATCAAAGCCAGTGCCGATCTAGCAGTAGAACAGGGTGCTCCTAGTGGTAATATGGAGACCAAGTACGGTCACGGAATTACTCCAAATCAAACCTACAAAAAAGACCTTGACAGCCTTGTGCCACATGTTGAACGCATGGATTGGACAGAACTTCGTAACCAATTAAAAGAAACAGGTATTCGAAACAGTACATTGATGGCGCTTATGCCCAGTGAAACTTCAGCGCAGATTGCAAATGCTACAAATGGAATAGAGCCGCCACGTGCATATATTTCAGTCAAACAAAGTAAACACGGTGTTCTAAAGCAGGTTGTTCCAGAATACAAGCGTTTAAAGAACCGGTATGATCTACTGTGGGACCAGCGTAGTCCAGAAGGCTATTTAAAGATTATGGCAGTGTTGCAAAAATACATTGATCAAGGTATCAGTGTTAATACCAGCTATAATCCTGTTTTCTACGATGATGAAAAGATTCCTATGAGTGTTATGCTACAACACATGGTTATGTTTTACAAGTTTGGAGGCAAACAACTGTATTACTTCAACACAAACGACGGCGCCGGCGAAGTAGATGTATCAAAAATGGTCAAAGATGAATCATTTGAACCACAACTAGAACTCGACAGCGAAGCTGCTTGCGAAAGCTGCACTATCTGATTGACAGAGCCTTAGGGCTCTGCTATATTCTATTGTATAAATCTATTTGAGGACGAATTATGAGTGTTTTTGATCTTACCAACAAAGCAGATCACACAAAGGTGTTGGCTTTCTTGGACCCTACCGGTGGCCCTACTATTCAGCGTTACGATACTATGAAGTATCCTTCGCTGGACAAGTTTACTGACAAACAACACGGTTTCTTTTGGAGGCCGAGCGAGTTAGATTTGTATAAAGATGCAACAGAATTTAAGAGTCTCACAGCACATGAGCAGCACATTTTTACCAGCAATCTAAAGCGTCAAATACTGTTAGACAGTGTTCAAGGTCGTGCACCAGTTGAAGCATTTAGTCCTATTGTTAGCTTGCCGGAATTAGAAAACTGGATTCTAACTTGGACATTCAGCGAAAGCATTCACAGTCGCAGTTATACACACATCATTCGCAACGTTTACAACAACCCTAGCAAAATCTTTGATGAAATGTTAGAAATTGAAGAGATCGTAGACTGTGCCGAAGATATCAGCAAAAACTACGACGACCTTATTGAACTATCAACGTGGTACAACCTGCTAGGGGAAGGTACACACACAGTTAACGGAAAAGAGATTGTGGTTGACCTGTATGAACTAAAAAAGAAATTGTGGCTTGCTATCATGAGTGTGAACATTCTCGAAGGCGTTCGTTTCTATGTTAGTTTTGCCTGTAGCTGGGCATTTGCTGAACTAAAGAAAATGGAAGGCAACGCCAAAATCATCAAACTGATTGCTCGTGATGAAAATCTACATCTCGGTAGCACTCAATTGTTGTTGGGCTTGTTATCCAAAGACGATCCAGACTTTGTTAAGATTGCAGAAGAATGCCAAGACGAAGCTGTAAAAATGTTTGTTGACGCTGTTGATCAAGAAAAAGTTTGGGCAGATTATCTGTTCAAAGATGGCAGCATGATCGGTCTTAACAAACAATTGCTCTGTGAATACATTGAATGGATTGCTGCACGTAGAATGAAGAAAGTCAATCTTCCTACTCCGTATACAGTTAAGAGCAATCCGCTTCCGTGGACAGAAAAATGGATCTCCGGTGCTGAGGTACAGGTTGCTCCTCAGGAAACCGAAATCAGTTCGTATATCATTGGTGATATTAAACGCGACATCGACGACGACACTTTTAAAGGACTGAGTTTGTGAGGAAACCTAGAAAACCATCCGGTCCGGCTAAAATTAGAGCAAAAGCAATAAAGACTGCTAAAAAAGCCATAAGAAAGAAGTATAGAAAATGAACGAAACTATTGTATGGAGTAAAGACAATTGTCCGTATTGCGTTAAAGCAAAACGTATGCTAGACAGTAAAGGTATACGCTACGAAGAACGAAACATTACTTCCAGCAGTTGGACAAAAGAACAACTGTTAGAAGCAGTGCCTAATGCTAGAACTGTTCCGCAAATTTTCCTACACGGAAGTTACATCGGCGGCGCAGATGCACTTGAAAAATACTTTGAAGATCACGACATGTGGAGAAACGATTAATGCTTATTGAAGCACCAATGAAGGACGGTGACACTGTCACTATTAAAACATTTAACGGCGACGAACTGGTTGCCAGACTTGTAGAAACTAAAACAAATACATATGTAGTTTCTAAGCCATTGGCAATTATGGCAACACAGCAAGGTCTAGGACTAGGTCCTTACACATTTACAGTTAATCCAGATTCCAAGATTGAGATTAACAAAAACGCAGTGATCTTTATTGCTAAGACTGATAGCGAAATGGCAAAGCAGTATATTAGCAGCACCAGTGGAATTAAATTGGTATGACGGCATTTGCTAGAAAGGATGACAGAACTACAGGAACGTGTTATCATCCTAGTCATCCGGAGCCGATTAGCATTGGTGGGAAGATTACAGGAAGCGCAGCTAAAACTGTTATTGAAAATAAATTAGCTGCAAGAGTAGGCGACGAAGTAACTTCTGATTGTGGACACAAAGGAAAGATAATTCTAGCATCAGGAAATATACTAGCTGAAGGAAAGCGTTTAGCAAGAGCTGGCGACCCGTTTTCCGGAGACTATGTAGGAACAATTGTAGGAAGTGCGTCTAGGTCGGGTACCGATAATGGTATATCCGGTGATGGCCCCGAATAAAAAAGGTTTATGATGAAGAAAATTTTGACAGACTGCGACGGTGTGTTGCTGGACTGGGAATATGCTTTTCACGACTGGATGAGTGAAAAAAATTTCCACAAATACAACACCAATAGTTATGCAATACATGAGCGATACTCGGGTATGGCCGAAGAAGATGCTGAACGTTTTGTAGAGGAGTTTAACAACTGCTCGCGTATTTGTTGTTTGCCTATATTCAGAGACTCAGTTGAGGGCATGGAAGCACTTGCAAAAGCTGGATATAGATTTGATTGTATTACCAGCATCAGTGCAGATCCTTACACAAAGCATTTGCGTTGGCAAAATTTAAAAGAACACTTTGGCAACGTGTTTGATGAGTTGCACTGTATCGGCAACGGACACAGCAAAGATGCAGCTCTTGCCAAATATGAAGGAACTGAATACTGGTGGATTGAGGATCTTCCAAAGAATTGCGAAGTCGGTCTTAAATATGGGCTGAAACCAATTCTTATAGATCATCCTCACAATCGCGATTATAAAAATCCTAATGTAATTCGTGTAAAAAATTGGGAAGAAATTTGCGAGATAATTCTGGATGAGTGATACACACGAACAGCTAAAACTAGCATGGGCAATTTATTTACAAGAAAATGAAAAATTTGAAGTAAAAGGCATCAAGTCTAGTGCTGTTCGTGCAAGACAAGCACTTAATGATATGAAAGATCTTATTACAGATCGCCGAAAAGAAATACAAGAAAAGAAAAGTGACCTATAATAAATATAATATAGGAGAATAGCATGAACACACTAAAAGATCTTAGAAATTACATTAAGTTAGAATACGGTGTTGATCCTGTATTGTTTGATGGGAAAACATTAGAATACAGAGCAGTTTCGTTTGAAAGAAACGAATCGCCCTACATCTATGTAAACAAAGAAACTATGTCTGATATGTGGACAGTAAGGCGTAAAAATCATAGTATTGACTTTTTTAGAACCAGCGAATTAGAAAATGCTATCTCTCCTGTTGGAAGTTTACTATACTTTTTCATGCCGGAGTCTAGATTTTAATGGATCAAGAAAATATTGATTACCTTTATAACATTGGTAAACGTGTAAAATATTATTTTAACATTAGAAAAAAAGCAATCAATTATATTTTAGCAAATAAAATAACAAACAACGAATTATCTGTACATATAGTGTTAATGTCTGCTATATGGGCGGCAACGCAAATAGGCGAAGAATTAACACAGGAAGATTTATTAGTTCTATTTGGACTTACTAGTAATTTTGGCGATGATTTTAATCATCAAACACTGAAAATGCATCCTGATCAATCACACTTAAGTTTAGAAGAAATTTTCAAGGCTGTAGTAGAAAACTTTAAATAATGGAAACAACATGTACTCAATAAGCAGAAATCATCATAACGTACCTTTAAGTCTTATAGAAGAATTTATGTCAAAAGGCGGACAAATAACAAAGTGCCCAACTGGCGAACGAACTGAAGATATAGAATACACCGGCGGCTTTTACGGAAAAAGAAAAAAGAAAGCAGAAACAGTTGACCCCGAGGTCAGCGATGATGAAAGTTAAAGCACATCTTGTAGATGTCGACTGGCCTATCAAGCTAGGAAATCCTTGCGGTGAAATTAGCCTTCCTGTGTTAATGGAACCAAAGCAAATTACACTGTT